CGTGCAGCAGTTGCAGATGTAGCAATGCCAAAAACAGGTGGTGCAAAGGTAACTCGTGAGGAGCGTACCTATACACCAAACTCAGGAGCATCATTTATTAAAGATGCTTTCAATGCGCAATTCAAGCAAGACTTCAGCGCTTCAGATCGCCTTGCACGCCACATGCGTGAGGAAGAAATTGAGCGCCGTGATGGTGACACTACAAACTTTGAAGGTTTAGTAGTTCCACAGTATCTCACTCAATTAGCCGCACCTTTGGCTAGAAGTGGTCGCCCAACGCTAGACTTCGCAACCAATCAAATGGCACTACCAGCAAGCGGAATGACTTTAAACATCAGCCGCATGACAACTGGCACATCAACAGCGATTCAGCAAACACAAAACACAGCAGTTTCAGAAACTGATGCTGATGATACTTTGCTAACTATCAATGTGCGCACAATTGCAGGACAGCAAGACCTATCACGCCAAGCAATTGAGCGTGGAACAGGTATTGATTCCTTTGTAATTGGTGACTTGATTCGTTCATGGCACACAACACTTGATTCACAGGTGTTAAATGGTGCAGGAACTAATGGAACCATTAAGGGTATTCGTAACTCAGGTGGAAGCGCAGTAACATTTACTGCAACAACTCCAACAGTTGCACTTCTATATCCAAAGTTGGCAGATGCGTTGCAGAAAGTTCAAAGCAATGTATTTACAACTCCAACTGCTTGGATTATGCACCCACGCCGCCTAGCATTCTTGCTAGCAGGCGTTGATGGTCAGAATCGCCCATTAGTAGTTCCTGCTGCTGGTGGCCCAATGAACGCAGTTTCAACTGGTTCAGGCACTGCTCAATATGGAAACTCAGGTTATCAACTACTTGGCTTGCCAATTATCACTGATGCCTCAGTTGCAACTGATCTAGGCGCTGGAACTAACCAAGATGAAATCTACTTGGTTGATGGCCGTGAGATGCACCTATGGGAGCAACCAGGATCACCATTCTCACTTCGATTCGAAGCGACAACTGCTGGTTCATTAACTGTAAAGAGCGTTGTTTACGGCTATGCCGCATTCACCGCAGAGCGCTATCCATTAGCCGCATCAATCATTAGCGGAACTGGCTTAGCAGCACCAACCTTCTAATTTAGAAGGCAATTAAGAACTGTTTAGGTGGTTTAACCTCCCCCGATTAAACCACCTAAACTCCTAAGTAGTTCGGGGGAACTATGAAAAGCGCACACAAAGTAACAATAGGTTCATGCGATTCAGGTGAAGTAAATGGTTCATTTGCTTACACAATGATTCAATTAGCCCAATCAAGATCAGCAAGATTAGGGCCATTCATAAGAGTTAAAGGCTCAGGATTACTTTCTAAGATTCGTAATCAAATAGTTAAACAATTTTTAGATAACACAAAATCTGATTGGCTTCTGATGGTGGACAGCGATCAGCAATTAGGGGTTGCAACTTTTGATAAGTTGATTGATACAGCCCACGATTTAGAACGGCCAGTTGTAGCAGGATTAGTATTTGCTGCTTTTAATGATGGCAACAGCGAATATCCAAAACCAGTTCCTGCTATCTTTCAAGATGTGCCAGAGGGATTCTTACCTCTCTATAAATATGATGAGAATAAAGTTTTTGAAATAGATGCCGCAGGCACTGGATGCCTGTTAATCCATCGAAGCGTTTTAGAAAAGATGCGTGAAACAGCCGATCCCAATATGGGTAAAAACTGGTGCTGGTTCTGGGATGGCCCGATAAATGGTGAATGGATTGGCGAGGATTTACTTTTCAGCCGTCGCATTCGCTCACTTGGATTTCCAATTTATGTAAATACTGGGGCAATTTTACCTCATCAAAAATCTTACTGGTTAGATGATAGGCACCATAAATTATGGAAACATTAAAAAAGATTTTTAAGAAAAGAATAAAACCGAAGGAAACGGCTACTGCCGAGCCTTTGCTTGAAAGAGCAATTTTACCCAAAGCGGAAAGAAGGATAAAGCGTGCCAATTGTTAATGGTTACTGCACACTTGCTGAACTAAAAGCATCATTAAATATTACAGATGCAGTTGATGATACCGCTTTAGAGGTAGCAATTACTGCTGCTAGTAGAATGATTGATGATTATACTGAGCGTTTCTTTTATGTTAATGGCACTACTCAATCCACAGTAACTCGCTATTACACTCCAGTTGATGCGTACACAGTAAACATTGATGATATAATTACAGTTACTGAAGTTGCTACTGATGATAACTTTGATCGTACTTATGGAACAGTTTGGGCAACCAGTGATTATATGGTTGAACCAATAAATAACCCAACTAAATCTTGGCCTTACAATAGAGTTTTAGCAATTGGCAGTTATATTTTTCCTTATCAATTACCTCAATCACTTAGAGTTAAAGGCATTTGGGGATTCTCAGCAATACCACCTGAAGTTAATATGGCAACTCTGATTCAATCATCAAGATTATTTGGTCGCAGGCAATCGCCATTTGGAATTGCAGGCAGCCCTGAAATGGGAACTGTTAGATTGTATTCTCGCCTCGATGCTGATGTTGAAGTATTACTGCGCCCATTCCGCAAGAATGGTGGCTTGGCTAAGTGATTCCAAGTGAAGTTAGAGATGGTTTAAAAACCCGCTTACAAACAATAACTGGATTAAGAGTTTATGATTTAATTCCAGATACAGTAACACCACCAGCAGCAGTTGTTGGGCAACTAGATTTCACCTTCGATATAAATAATGCAAGAGGCTTAGATCAAGCCAATTGTGATGTCTTGGTGATTGTTCAACGCCTATCAGAAAGAGTAGCCCAAGATAAGTTAGATGCTTTTCTAGCAGGATCAGGGGCTGGCTCGATTAAAACCGCAATTGAAGGCGATAGAACTTTAGGTGGTGCAGTAAACACACTTAGAGTTATTAGCGCCGAAGGTGGAACTTATGAATCTGCTGGCACTTTATTCCTATCTTATAGATACCGCCTCACACTTTGGGGTTAAGGAGAAAAAATGTCTTATGTAATTACCTCAGAACTAGAGGTTTGTAATAAAAAGAAAGGTGAATCAATCACCGAAAAAGAATTGCTTAGTGCAGGAGCCAACATCAAGGCATTGATAGAAGGCAACCACATTAAGGCAACTGGGGGAACAACCAAACCAGCAATCCAAGAAGGAGCCGATAAATAATGCCAAGATTAGTATTAACAAATGCGAAGGTTACGATAAATTCAGTTAATTTATCTGATCACATCGCAAGCGTTACTTTAAGTACCAGTGCTGATGTAGTGGACACAACAGGGTTCTCATCAACAGCAGCAAGAAGCCGTGTTGCTGGTTTGTTAGATAATTCTGTAACTCTTGAATTTCATCAGGACTTTGCAACATCAAATGTTGAACAAACAATTTATCCGCTGATTGGAACTACAACTACTGTTGTTGTTACTCCAGTTGATACAACAGTAGGTGCAACTAACCCTTCCTATACATTTTCTGCATTAGTTGCAGAATGGCAACCATTATCAGGCGCAGTTGGCGAATTAGCCACTGCATCTGTTACTTGGCCAATTTCAGGATCAATCACTAAGGCGGTCATCTAATGCCAAGAATAGTACTAACCAATGCTTCAGTTACTTTTGCAAGTACTGATATTTCAAGTTATGTAAGTTCAATAACTTTAAGCACATCACTAGATGTTGTTGATACAACATCTTTTGGAAATACTGCTAGAACCAGAGTTGCAGGATTAGCCGATAATCAAGTAACAATAGAATTTTTCCAGGATTTTGCATCTGGTGCTTTAGAATCTATTGTTTATCCAACAATCGGAACATCTGCTGCAATGGTAGTTAAGCCAGTAGCAGGAACTACAACTGCAACAAATCCACAATACGCATTCAATGCGCTAGTTTCAGAATGGCAACCACTATCAGGTGCCGTTGGTGAACTAGCAACTGCAAGCGTTACTTGGCCAATTTCAGGTGCAATAACCAAATCATAACTAACTAGGGGGAAATAAAATGGATGGATTATCACTAAAGATCAAAACCAATGATGGTGTAGATGCAACTTATGTATTACGGCCTCGCACCATCGTTGCTTTTGAACAAAAATTCGGTAAAGGATTGGCAAAATTATTTGCAGAGGATCAAAAGATGGAACACATCTATTTCCTTGCCTGGCAATCTCTAAGAGATAATGGCCGAGTTGTAAAACCTTTTGGCCCAGAATTTTTAGATACGCTTGAATCTGTTGAAATGGTTTCTGACCCAAATTCAGAATCCACCGAGATAGCCTAACCTTTGCAATTGCAACGGCCTCGGT